TTGTATTAGTGTTTGTATTACTTGACTGAACTATCTCCGCAATTTTTTCGGCAAGTCTATTATCGCTCAGTAACTTGCTAATTATTTCATATGTTGAGACTTTAAAAGCTTCTCCGCCTCTAGAAACAATAAATTCATCAGTATCTTCAGAAGTGGTGGCGTCAGTTAGTTCATCTATTGTTGTCCTGCAATTTTGAGGAATCGTTGAACAATCCACGACTTCTACTTTTTCAACCACTGTTCCTGCTGGATGATTCTCTGCTAAGGGCTCCGTTAATATAATAGAACCGAAGCTTAATATAACATGGGTCTCAGCTATTGCGGTTCCAGGACCGATGATAATTGTATCGCCTATAACAAAAATACTAGAATCAACTACATTAATTTCGGTTGCCCCAATTAAAGCTGGCAATGTCATTGTTGTAGACGGCATAGCCACAGGTTCGGCAGGAACATTTTCAACAGGATCTTCTGCTGGAGGAGTTGTGGTTGTAGTTGTAACAGTAGTATCGCACTCTGCGTATGTAACGCCGCTTACTGCTTGAACTTCTGCTATAGCTGTAGCTACAGTTTTACTATTTGCATCAAATGTAAATAAGCCCCCTGTTAACGGTGTCGTGTTGAAAGCCGCCTCATAATTGTATCCGAGAGCTGTTATTGAATCTATTGTTGCAAGTTCAGAAAAATTAACTAACAGCCTTCCAGGGACACAGTCAGAATAGTCTACTACTGGAGGAGTTGTGGTTATGGTTTCAGAAGTGGTTGTGGTTTCAGAAGAAGAGCTTGAGGATTCAGAAGAAGAAGAACTTGAGGGTTCAGAAACAATTATTCTGCCAACTACATTACTTGGGTCATTTTTACTTCTGTAATAATACTCTCCTGCGTAATGATATGTCGTTGCGTTATAGCTCCCATAAACATAAGGGTTATTAGTTTCACCATTATGTGTTCCGTACCAAGTCGTTGTAGTCACATTTTGATTATTTACATCCCATTCGTATGCATCACTATGACTAAATTCTACTGGGTGAATTGAAGGAAAATTGTCACCTGCATCTGGGTCGAATAAAAAAGATAATGAGTCATTAGTATTTATATGAATATCTGGATTCAATGTTGATTCGTCTATATCCCCGTTTCTATCGGAAGAGTACAGGATAAAATAAGCTGGAGAATAAGGGTCCGTTCCATATCCTCTTTCTTGCTTAGATAGGCTTATTAAGTAATTCGCCATTACTTTTTCTTTTTCTTTATTTCTTTTTCTAGTTGAGCGTATACTTGATCAACTTCACCTTCTTTAAGTAAATCAGAAGGAGCCTTGCTGTCCAAAGCTTTATTTGCAGTTTTTAACCACTGCGTAGCGCTATAAGAAGGCATACTCTTTGCCAACAGATGAAGAACGTCGTATTTAGATAAATTAGGCATTTATATATTATATTACACCAAAGTCGGTGTATTTATATTTATAACCAATAAAAAATTATGGGACGTAAAAAATCTACCCCTGACATAGAATCAATCGCAGAAAATTCCTTAAGATCTAAAATAGTAGTAAAAGGAAAAGAATTAACAGAAAAACAAAAAATATTTTTAAAAATTGCTTGCGACGAAAATACAAATGTTATGTTTGTGAATGGGCCTGCGGGTTCTACAAAAACCTACATGGCAGTTTTTGCTGCATTAAGACTTTTGCAAAAGAATTACGATCTTGACTTACTTTATGTAAGAACTGCAATTGAAAGCGCAGATAAAGGGCTAGGAGCTTTACCAGGAACTCTTGAGGAAAAATTTAATCCTTATATGGCTCCCTTAGAAGACAAGCTCACGGAACTGCTTCCCAAAACAAGCACTGTAAAAAGTGACCTATTAGATTCTGGAAGAATACAAGCCATGCCAATAAACTTTTTAAGAGGGGCAAATTGGATAGAAAAAATTGTAGTAGCTGATGAATCTCAAAATTTTACATTTAAAGAATTAACTACTTTAATAACAAGAATAGGAAGTGATAGTAAATTATTTATTTGCGGTGACATTATGCAAAGTGACATCAACGGAAAAAGTGGTTTCAAAGACATGATTAATTTATTCAAAGATTCAGAAAGTAAATCTAAAGGAATTCATTATTTTCAATTTAATGAAGATGACATCTTTAGAAGTGAGATACTTAAGTATATAATAAAGAAACTTAAAACTTATAATAATTAATTATGGAAGGATTATATATAGTCATATCTGCTCTTATTGGTGCAATTGCTACAGTAGCAAGCGTATTTTTACGTCAACGATTTTCTAAATCAAAAAACAGAGACCCTATCTTAACCGAACATCAAAACAGCGACAATATTTATACTGCGCTTAATTTTGTTATGGAACAAATGGGAGCCGATAGAGCGTATATATTTCAGTTTCATAATGGCTCTTATTATATGTCAGGCAGGAGTCAGCAAAAATTTAGTTGTACCCATGAGACAACTACTCAAGGAGTAAGCAGAGAGTCAAGTTATTCACAAAACCATATAGTATCTAACTACCACGAATATATCGACAGTATTGTTAAAGATGAATGCTTTTCATTTCAAACTGCTGAAGAAGTTGGCGATCATGCTTTTGCAGCCTTAATGAAAGCTAAAGGGGTGCAAAGTATTTACAACATACCAATTAAAACTTTAAATAATAAAATAATAGGAATCCTAGGCGTTGATTATGTTAAAAAATGCGTCGAAGATTCTGACTTTAGCGTATGCGATGTAGACCATGCAGAAAAGTTTTGTGAACAAACTAATGAGTTCATGAGAAGACAAGCCAGAATCGTTGCAGGTTATTTAGTTTAAAATTGATTTTTAATACATTTATTTTTAGTATAAAGGTATATGCAATTTATATACTGTACTGAATGCGGCTCGAAGAATGTTTATTCTGGATCGAAGCCTAAATTTTGTTCTTCTTGTGGTCACCCCATGGGCACAACAAGTTCTACAAAAAATAATAATTTAAATAAAGAAGCTATCGTGAAAACAAAAGCTTCATTGGCAGAAGGTGAAACGGATATCGATTATGTGCCATCAATAAGTTCGTTTGAATACGAGATTAGTGATGACGGGACCCTAGGTAGTAAGACAATTAACGTCGGAGACATATTTAATGCCCAGGAAACCAGCCAAAAAAGAAGACGCCCCTCAAAGTAATAAATTAAAATACGAAGACTTCTCCGACTTAATAGATCAAGAATTAAGGAAAAGGAGCAGGAATTGGTTTTTAACCTCTGTTAATTGGGTTGACTTTGATGATGTGTCTCAAATAATTAGGGCTCACATAAATAATAAATGGCATCAATGGGATCAATCTAGACCAATCAAACCGTGGCTTAATAAAATAATAGCCAATCAAATGAAAAACATCTTGCGTAATCATTACAGTAATTACGCCAGACCTTGTTTGAATTGCCCATTTAATTCTGACGTAGAATATAATCTTTGTAGTTTTACTGAAAGCGGATTGCAAGATAAAACTTGCCCCCTTTATGCTAAATGGGAGTCTTCTAAAAAACACGCTTATAATGTTAAAATAACGCTTCACTTGGATAGTCATATTCACGAAATTGATCAAGGATCAGAACATTTTTTGGGATCTGATATAGCTTTAGCTTCAGAAAAATTATTCAAAGAAATGGAAAATATTCTTAATGAAAGACAATATAAAGCATTTAAAATGTTATATATAGAAAACAAAACAGACGAAGAAGTAGCTCATGAAATGGGTTTTAAAAGCACAGAGTCTGGAAGAAAAGCTGGCTATAAACAAATCAAGAACCTCAGGAAAATGTTAAAAGATAAAGCGGCAAAAATATTAAAAAACAAAGGAATAACTTTTTTAGGTGATGAATCTAACTGACGAACAAAAACAAATAATAAGGGATAATTTTAAATCAAATCCCGATCTACTTGAACTAACCAGGTTAGTTTTTCAAAACGATTCAATCGATGGAAGGAGTAGAGAAGGAAGAGCTGTTAGACAATTTTTATCAGAAGAAAAACTTGAGTATCAAACAAGATTCAGAGAAAAAGTAGAAGATATAGAACTAACAGAAGAGCAAGAAGAATTTATTAAAGCTCAAGCTCAAAACGGTTTAAGCGCTTACCAAATAGCTGAGATTTTATTTCCTAATGTGCGTATTATTCGTTTCTGTAAACAACACCATACTATTCTTGATTTTCTAAGAGAATATGAGCCCGCTTTTGTTCATGAAACAGAAACTGCTGTTAATCGCACATATGTCCCGCCTAAGATTTTTACCACAGCCTTAAATAAAGTAAATAGTTTCACCATGAAAGGCTTAGATGAGAATAAACTATCTTATGAAGATACTGAATGTATTGAGTCTTTAATGAGAAGTTTGTCGGCGCCAAGGTTTATACAAGTAATCAGTAATTATAATAACATGAAAGACAGAGAGTTATTTGAAGCTGAGTTTATAAGAGCCACATGGGACAAACCAGACTTAACAAGTGATGAAATTAATCTTTATATTAATGTATGTGTTGATTATATTAATTTAAAAAATATTTCGGGGCACATTGAAAAACTAAATACAATGTTTAACGAAGTCGAAGATCAGCAAGATATGACTGTGCGTCTCGCAGAAGTCTTGAAGTCGAAGACTGATGAATACGATAAGTGTGAGAAGAGAATGGAATCCTTAATTAAAAAATTAAATGGTGATAGAGCTGAGCGTTTAAAAAACAAAGGCAAAGAAAACGCAACCATTATATCCTTAGTAAAGAACTTCCAAGCGGAGCATGAAAGACGCAGAATGATCGAATTAGCAGAGATGCAAAAAAAATTAGTTGAAGAAGAGACAACTAGACTTGATAATATGGATAGCTGGAAAGCAAAAGTATTAGGAATATCAAAACACGACGCAACATGAAAAAAGTAGAATTATTAGTAGGAGATTATGAATACTCTCAAATAGAAGAAATATTTGAGAATGAACCAAACTTTGAACCGATAACAGAAAAAGATCAAGTTATTATTGCTACATTAAAACAAGTAATAAATAAAAACAATCTTAAAGAAGAAAATGTTGGGGGCCAAGAGACTTACCAAACAACGGTTAAAAAGATCATCGAACCAGAAAACAAATCCCTTAGTGAAGGAAACGTAGATTTTAAATTATGATTACTAAACAAGACGAAGAAAAGATTATCGAAGGAATTGCTAACGCAAATCTTAACTCTCTCAACATCAATGGATTGCTTGAGGCGGCTAAGTTTTATTCAATTACTCTTGCTAAAAATTCTGTTTCAGAAATGAGCGAAGAAAAGAAGCAAGAAGTATACGATAAAATGGTAGAGAGCGAAGCCGCTAAGAAAAAAGCAAACGAAGCTGCCGCTGAAAACCCAGAAGACGGGCCACAGGTAGTTGAAGAGAGCTTAGAAGCTGAGCCAGCCTCCTGAACGTGTTGTATGCAAAGTATGCCAGAAGTCGTTTAAAAACGACAAAGGCCTTCACTTGCATCTTTCCAGGATTCACAAGATTCCTGCAGCTGAATATTACGTAAACTTCTATCAGCGTAAAGACAAACACACTGGCGAACTTCTACCCTTTTGTGGCAAGAGCCCTACATTTGTCGAGAAAGGTATTTATTTTAATAGGGATTTTTCTTGTTTAGATAATTTCTATGCGTGGGCCGAATACGCCCCAAAAGAAGAAATAAAAGATTATTTAATTAATCAATTAAAATTTAGAATAAATTCTAAAAATCTTTCTTTTGCTCCTTCTTACTTAGAGCTTTTATTGCATGACTTACCTAGTTTAGATACTTATAAAAAATTTTTTGGTTCTTATTCCAAAGCATGCTCTCTGGCTGACGCAGAACCATTATTTAATAAAAGATTATTTAAAAACTTTTTTGAACCTAACGAAAACGTAGACTCAGCAAAAATACTTATTGACACTCGAGAAAAGAAACCTCTATCTTTTGATAAGTCTGCATCAATGAAGCTCGACTTTGGAGACTACGCTGTAGGGTCTCCGCACTACGACTATACTTATGTTGATCGAAAGAGCGAGACCGATTTCAAAAGCACGATGACCACAGGTTATGATCGCTTTAATCGAGAAATGGAAAGGGCTATGGAGTTTGATTCTTACTTGTTTATTGTAATCGAAAGCTCTATAGAAGATATAAAGCACAATAATATTTATGGCCCCCGAGAATCAAACCTGTCTTTTATTTGGCATAACATGCGTCTACTAACACACAATTTCCCAAGAAAATGTCAATTCATTTTTAGCGGAGGTAGAGAAGAGTCTGAGTGGCTGATTCCCAAACTTTTGGTTTATGGAAAAAAACTTTGGTCTGTCGATATGCAATATTTCTTAGATAATCGATGACCTGGGAAGTAGGAAAGTATGATCCGATTAAGCAAGGAGATCCAATAAATGATCAACTGCTTAAACTTAAAGGGCATCTTGACGAGCAAGATGCCAAATATAATCTACATAATTTTCTTAGAGAAAATATTACTTTTACAACTAATTTATTGTCAGGAGTAGAATTATTTCCTTTTCAGCACTTGGCGATTAAATCCATGCTCGAAACAGATTATTTTTTAGGAATTTGGAGTCGTGGTATGTCCAAGTCTTTTAGTACTGCTATATACGCTTTTCTGGATGCAATCTTTAATCAAGGAGTCCAGATAGGTATTCTTGCTGCAACATTCAGGCAGTCAAAAATGATATTTGAAAAAATAGAAGATATTGCCAGTAAGCCAGAAGCGCAATTCTTATCTCAGTGTATTACAAAAAAATCCAAGAAAAACGACCAATGGACTTTGGAAATCGGAGAGTCTAAAATAATTGCTTTACCACTTGGTGATGGTTCTAAACTTCGTGGATTCAGGTTTCATAGAATTATTATAGACGAGTTTCTTTTAATGCCCGAGCATATTTATAATGAGGTTATACTTCCATTCTTAAGTGTTGTTCAAAATCCAACCGAAAGAGAAAAGGTAAGAAAGCTTGAAGATCAATTAATCGCTCAAGGCAAAATGGAAGAGAAAGACAGATACGTCTGGCCGAATAATAAATTAATAGCTTTATCTTCTGCAAGTTATAAATTTGAATATTTATATAAGGTATATGAAACATTTGAGGATCTTATCGTTAATGGAGTGCCTCCTGGCTCAGAAGACACCTCTAGAAGGGTAATCATGCATTTGAGCTATGATGTCGCTCCTAAAGCACTGTACGATCAAAATTTGATCAATCAATCTAAACAGACTATGAGTCAGTCTCAGTTCGACAGAGAGTTTAATGCTATTTTTACTGATGACAGTTCTGGTTACTTTAAAACTTCTACTATGGCCGCCTGCACAATAAGCGAAGGGGATGCTCCTCATATGGAGATAGCTGGAGAAAGAGATTCTAAATATTTGCTTGCTTTTGACCCCAGTTGGGCAGAAAGCGAAAGTTCAGATGATTTTGCTATACAAGTTTTTAAATTAAACGACAATACTAAAACTGGAACACTTGTTCATAGCTACGCAGTCCCTGGGTTAAAAATGCAGGATCATATAAATTATTTTCATTACATACTTAGTAATTTTAATATTGTTTGTATAATTGGCGACTATGGTGGAGGTGTACAGTTTTTACAGGCTGCAAATGCTAGTGAAAAGTTTAATCAGTCAAAAATTAAAATTGAAGAAATAGGTGTTGAATTTGATGATCTGGAAAACTATCAAAAGGTTTTAATAGATGCTAAGAACGCTTATAACTTAAAAGAAAGAAAAATTTGCGTACTTAGAAAACCGAGCTCTGATTGGATAAGAAGAGCCAATGAACTTTTACAGGCAAACTTTGATCATAAAAAAATATGGTTTGGCTCAAGACCTCTGGACGAAAACTATCACAAGCAAATAAAAAAAGACATACCGATTAATAATTTAATATTTATGCCCAACCAAAAGGAATTACTAAAAGGGTCTGGGTCCTCAAAGATAATTGATTTTATAGATCATCAATATGATATGGTAAACTATACCAAGAATCAATGCGCATTGATACAAGTTTCAGCTTCTCCACAAGGAACTCAAACATTTGGTCTACCTCCAAGCTTAAGAAGGCAGAGTGGCCCCAATAAAACGAGAAAAGACTCTTATTCCGCTTTTGTTCTTGGCAACTGGATGATTAAAACTTATTACGATTTTATGGATGTTGAAAGCTCTCCTACGGAAAGTACGTTTATTCCTTACATGGTTTAAAGTTAAAAGTTGACTTTAGACTTTAAAAGTAGACTTTAGCTGACTTTGGTGTAATATTATTTATGCCAAGAAAATATACCAAGCGATCTGATTACTGGAATAAGTTTAGTCAAGCCGAACAAAGCCCTTCTAATATAGAAGACGTTTTAAAAAACTCTCACGAAGAAATAATTCCAGCAAGTGCTGGAGAAGCTTATTATACAGAAGCCTCATGCGTAACTAGAAACGTAGGTCAAATCGATCAAGAAGGAGCAAATAGGTCTAGAAGAAACAGAGCTCCGATAGCCAAAAAACCTAACTCTTACAAAAATATAGAAGCCCTTAAACTACCATACGAATATTCAAAGGGTTTCGTATCTCCTAGGCATTCTATACATATGTGTCAAAAAGCATATGCAAATATTCCTATATTTCGTAACGCCATTGATGTTATGGCGGAGTTTTCTAACTCTGATATTTATTTAGAAGGAGGATCTGAAAAATCCAAACAATTTATAGAAAAGTGGCTTCACAGAATAGAATCATGGAAATTAAAAGATCAATACTTTAGAGAGTATTATAGATCTGGAAATGTTTTTATCTATAAGATAGATGGGAAGTTTACTTCTGAAGACTTGATTAAAATGAATCAAATCTACGGTGCAGAGTCTTTTGTGCCAGGAAGAAGAATTCCTATTAAATATATTTTTCTTAATCCTTATGATTTTGTAGCTGATAGAACTTTAAACTTTGGAGAAAAAAATGGCGTATATAAAAAACTTTTAAGCGAATACGATATCGAAAGATTAAAAAGCCCTCAGACAGAATACGATAAAGAAGTTTTCGAAGCCTTGCCCCCAGAAGCAAAAAAGAAAATCACAGAAAATCAATACGTTAAAGACGGGATCAAGATATACCTTGATCCTAAAAAACTTGTTTTCTCTTTTTATAAAAAGCAAGATTATGAACCATTTGCTATTCCTTTTGGATTCTCAGTTCTCGACGATATCAACTGGAAAATGGAACTTAAAAAAGTCGATCAGGCTATTACACGAACAATTGAAAATGTTATCCTACTAGTAACTATGGGTAACACTCCAGACAAAGGAGGAGTAAATCCAAATAATTTAAAAGCTATGCAACAGCTTTTTCAAAACGAAAGCATTGGCAGGGCATTAATAGCTGATTATACAACTAAAGCAGAGTTTATTATTCCTGATTTAAATAAGGTTCTCGGATCTGCCAAGTATCAAATTGTAAATGAAGACATCAAAGAAGGTCTTCAGAACATAATCGTAGGAAAAGAAAATTATTCTAGCACTCAAGTTAAAGCACAGATTTTTCTTGAAAGATTAAAAGAAGCCCGCAACGCATTTCTTAATGATGTATTACAACCTCAAATAAAAGAAGTCTGCAAAATTATGGGTTTTAGAACTTTTCCTCAAGCTAAGTTTGTAGAGATTGATATCAAAGATGAAGTTCAATTACAGCGCGTCACTTCAAGATTAATAGAAATGGGGATTATAACCCCAGAACAAGGAATGACCGCTTTAAAGCAAGGAGTTTACCCTGACCCCAAAGATCTCAAAGTCGCACAAGAACAATTTGTTGAAGATAGAGAAAAAGGATATTATACCCCACTCGCAGTTGCGCAGCCAATATTACCAGATGATTCTCCTGCTCCTGCCCAAAAATCAAAAGTTCCAGGAGAAACTGGCAGACCAGCTGGAACAAATACTAATACCGATAAAATATTTGCTCAAGACACTCACAGTAGAAAAGATATTCAAAGCGTTATATATAAAATAGAAGATCTAAGAAAATATTCAGAGTCTTCTTTAAAAAAACAATACAACAAAAAAAGATTATCTAAACAACAAAAAGAAATGCTTGATGATTTAACTCAAAGTGTTGTTATGTCTAAACAAATAGAAAACTGGGAAAGCACTATAGAGGCATGCATAAAAGACTTTAATAATATAGAAAGCCTTGATGTAATGAATGATGTTTTAGAAGTTGGAGAAAAACATGAACTTGTTTCTTATCCTGCCGCTATACTTTATCATAGTAAAAAAATAAATAAATAAAAAATTTTTTCCGTGTAATATATATTTTATGGATCTTCCTTTTAAATATACTACAAGTTTTGCTGAAACCGTTGTTCTTTCTGAACTTGATAAAAAAGACTTAACTTCCTTTGCTTCTTTAACTTCCTTAAAAGATATTATGCCCGAAGGCATTGATCTTGAAAAAAATATTGATTTAGTAGGAGTAGCCTTTAATGCCGCAGTAGCAAATAAGTTTAATAAAAACGGAGATGGAATAGATTCTTCAACCGCTATAGCAATAAAAGACTATTTTATTCACAAGCCAGCAAACATTGAACATAACAAACAAAAAGTGGTTGGTCACATTGTGGGATCTTCTTTGTCAAAGTTTGGAACAAATGAATTAATTTCACCAGAAGAAGCTTCTACTATAGACGGACCTTTTAATATTGCTTTATCAGCGGTTGTATATAGAAGCGTAAACCCTAAGTTCGCAGAACTGGTACAGGAATCTGTTAATGAAAACAGTTCAAATTATCAAATGGTTTCTGCAAGCTGGGAAATTGGATTTAATGATTATGCTATCGCTGTGGGTGGGGATGATTTGCATGAGTGCGAAATCGTTGAAGGTGAAAAGAAAGATGACTATAAACAATTTTTAAAAGCTTACGGCGGAAGCGGAAAAACAGATAAAGGTCAAAAAGTTAGCAGATTAATTATGGGTGATATTTATCCTTTGGGTATTGGATTTACCGCCAATCCAGCCGCTGAAGTAAAAGGATTAACGATGATCGAAAAAGATAATATTGAAGCCTGTGAAAACCCTGTTTATGAAAAAATAGAAGTTTCTAATAATATTTTTACAGAAAAAATTTCCCATTACACAAAACGCGATGTAATTTTAAGCAAGAATCAAAAACCAGGACAAAACATGGAACAAGAAATTCTCAAACAACTCACTGAAACTCTCGAGTCGCAAGCTTCTGAAAAGAAACTTTCTCAAGAGGCTATCGCTAATATTACCAAGGTCTTTCATGACGCAATTGTTGACAAGAGTGAACAATGGAAATCAGACAAAGAAGCCCTGGAAAGTCAAAAAGAAGATTTGGTAAAGGCTTCCGAAGAGTCCGCCAAAGAAATCGAAGACCTTAAAACTCAACTCGCTTCTGTTAGTGAAGATCTCGGAAAGATCAAGACTGAAGTTGAAGCTCGTGAAGAAGCTGACCGCTTTAATGACAGAATGAGTGAACTTGACGACATGTTCGAATTAGAAGACGAAGATCGCGTAATCATCGCTTCCGAACTTAAAGGTATTAAAGAAGTTAAGGCTTATGACGAATACAAGTCTAAACTTTCTGTCACCTGGAAGCATAAAACAAAAGCTTTCAAAGAAGAACAAGAAAAACTTTTCAACGAAAAACTAGAAGCAGAAGTCCAAAAACGATTGGGCGAACTTTCCGACAAGGAAACCGTAGAAGCTTCCAGTGAAGAAGTTGCAGAAGAAGCTATTGAAAATGCAGAAGCTGAAGAAGAAGCTGTCGCAAACAATAACGCTGATTCAGCACAAGAAGATTTGTCTCTTAGAGAACAATTCAAACAAGCTTTCTCGAAAGACAACGTAACAATTCAACTATAAAAATTAGAGGATAATAAAATGGCAAACAGACTACTTCCATTCAGACAATACAACGAGCACTTCGTAATCAACCTCTTTCGGTTGAAACTCGCAGGTGAAACTATCGCAGACTTTAAAGCTGACAAGGGTTCAAGCGGAAATCATGACGCTGGACTTTTGGTAAAAGTATCAGACACAGCCTGGGCCAAATCAGAACCTGCTGGCTACGATGTAGGCGCAGAAGCTACAGCGCTTGACGGTTACCTTGGTGCTTCCAAGAGTAATTTCCCTCATGTTGCTGCTAATTCTTATCCAGCTGCTCAACCTATGTTTGAAGCAGCATCGGGTGGAGATACTCCTTTAGGGGTAACTCTTCGTCAAACCCTTGCATTTGATGAGAACGGCGAAAAGCTTCTTTACTATCGTCAAAAGCTTGAAGATCTTTACGGAGTTCTTCCTGGTGAAGTTGTTCCTGTTTTAACAAAGGGCGTTATTACCGTTGCTGCATCTGCATGTGATGGTGATTTAGCTGACGGTGCAGTTTATGCTGGAAATTTTGGAAAGTTCACTAGCACTGATACCAACAACGTTAAAGTAGGAACTTTACTCGGCAAAGGAGACAGAGACGGTCAATTTGGCGGAGCAAACGGAAACCCAGACTACTTTGCTGGTGACGGAACTGAAGGAGCTTATTATATTATCAATCTTGATCTTTAATTTTAAATAAAGAGAGGACAATAACAAAAATGAAAATCACACTCAAAAGAACTGAAGAACAAGTAGAACTTGTAAAGGCAATGGCATCCCGCAATCGTGAGGTTGCATATGAAGCCCAGCAAGCTTTGGCCGAATTTATCGGACCCGTCCTCGCTGAAGTTGTCAATCAGGCTCCTACTCTTAGTAACCTTTTCACGAACTTCCAGTTCAATGAAATGGACAGCCCAAGCATTCCGCTTGACTTGTATTATGACATTACCGCACCTGATTATGTAAAGGTATACAGCACGACTGTTCCTGGTGGATTGCCCACTAACACCGTGACTCCTACCAGTCAGGAAATGAAGTTCAGCACGTATCGTCTCGATACCGCTGTTGACTTTGACAAGCGCTATGCAGCCAAGTCCCGCATGGATGTTGTTGGTAAAACTTTTACTCGTATCGCTCAAGAAATCATGCTTCGTCAGGAGTCTACTTCTGCTAACTTGATCATGGGAGCTCTTAAAGAAGCTACGACTAATGGAAAATCCCATCTTATTGAAAAAACTGCTGGAGAAACTTTAAACCTTGCAGATTTCAACACCCTTCTTACTCTTGCAAAGAGAATCAACACCGCATGGACGGGTTCCGCTCCAGAAGGTGGACGTATCAAAGGAATTACTGACTTGATTATGTCTCCTGAGCAAGTTGAAGGATTGAGGGCTTTGGCTTATCAACCAGTTCACACGGGTACCAAAACAGACATTCCTGCTACCGATTCAATGCGTGAAGCTATTTACAACAACGCTGGAATTCCTGAATTCTACGGTGTTAGCATCATGGAAATCAATGAGCTCGGTGAAAATAAATCAGATGGAGCTGCTGGAGATGGTAACCAAAAGTTCACCAAGGTATTTGATACCTTGCAAAGCACCAAAGATGTCCGCGATGTTATCGTCGGTCTTGATCGTTCTCGTGAATCTTTATTCCGTGCAGTTGCAGTTGATTCTGAAACTGGTGCAGAGCTTAACTTGGTTGCTGATGATCAATACAGTGTTCGTCAGTCCAAGATCGGATATTACGGAGCCATGGAAGAAGGTCGCATGATCCTTGATGATCGTGTTCTTACTGGATTCGAATTCGTAAGTTCCTAAGATTAGTTTTTACTAAAACCTTTCAAAAAGTCCACCTTCTGGTGGATTTTTTGTTTAATCAAGTGTATAATAAATTAACAAGGAGAAAGGATAACATTATGCCAAGAAAAAAAGTAACGAGAAAGTCTACTTCAAAAAGAGTAGAACCCAAAAAGATAATGGAATTTGCCGATGGCAAAGATCATCTAAAGGAAGAAGCAGCTGAAACAAAAAGCTTAGAGGAAGCACTGGGAATGACTGAACCAAGTCCTTTTGCAGAGTCTGATGCCAGCGTTTTTGAAAGTAACCTGGAAAATATGAATCTAAGCGAAATGCAAGCAATTGCAGTAAAAGCTGGAGTATTTCCTTCTGGAACAAAAATGATGCTTAAAACCAAGCTTATAAAATCTTTTAAAAAGTGGGAACAAGGCCATGGAAACGTGGTTCAAATATCCAGGCCAATAGTTGATCCAGATTCCGAGCAAGGTAAAGCTTTGTTAAATTTAATCAAGGAACAATAAAGTGTCAGAACAAGATGAAAGTCAAAGCAATTCGGACTCTTCATCTGAAAGCGCTTTTTCTGTAGTTTCCAGGCAATTAGACAGTGATGTTTCTGCTGGAAGTAAAGCTTTTGTATTAACTCCTGCTTTTGAAAATACGGAAGATCTTTCTGTATTTAGCGTAGGAGACACTGTCGTATTTAATAAAGGCGATGCTCAAAACGAAGAAACTGCAGAAATAGAATCGATTGGGCCAAATTCTATAACTTTAACTGAGCCCTTAACTAAAAATCATACTGCAGGCGATTTCGTAACAATTTCAGAATCTAACGCTGGAAATCTAACCGTTAATGAAACCTCTGTTGTTACTGATTCTTTAATAGTTGGAGATCCAGATCAAAGCGAAGAAGAAAATATTTTAGAAGTTGAAGATGGCCATATAGCTGCTGATGCAGATGTTACAGTGCAAGGGGATATTTTTGCAGAAGACGCATCATTTGATAATCTTGATATTCAAGGAGATATAACAGTTCAAGGTGAAACTGTTGACTTAGCAAATCTAGGAAACAACAATGTTGCGCAAGATTTATCCGAAGTTATAGAAACAATAAATGAAGGTTTAAGCAGTGTAGCTGAAGCGATAACTAATAAAGAGCATACACATGGTGATGGCAGTAATGTTGATCATGATCACGGTATTAGACCAACTCAGCCTTACGTATCGCCAAACTATGCTACAGATCCGACCTCACCATGTCCAAATACTGGATACTACATGAGGATAGATGAATGCACAAATTGTTACTTTGAAGAAAACCTAAATCAAATAGGTGCTCTAGCAAAACAATTGGTTGAATTTGAGTTTGATTATATAACTGGTGAAGCAGCGGTAAGAGGTGAACTTTATACTATATCTGGATCATTAAGCGGTAGGCTTGGAGAAATGAATGTTCTATTAAATCAATCTTTTTGTTTTACTGGTTGTGATGGAAATCCTTTTCCAAGATTAGGAAAAGAAGAAGGTGATATATTACAGCAACTCTACATGAGAGATTACAATACTAAACAGGCTCAAAAAATAATGAGAGGGCTATATGATGAAACTTCAGAAAGCAGTGTTGTGCAAAATGAAGCTGAATGGACTGAACTCTCAGAAGGTGATACGACTATCAGAAGAAGCCCTGGAAGCTCTGCTTCTTCAGCTAGTAATAGAATTGCATTAAGTAAAGACTTTAAAGCCCTTTCAGAAGGCGCAGACAGAAAGATAAAAGAGCTAGTCTACAATTACAACATGTACGGTGCTCAACCAAGGCAAGTAGCTGGTGAAGATGGTGCTTATAAAATGATAGTACAATCAAAAAAAGATTATTAATCCTTTTCTAATTCTTTTACTCTTTCACTTAAGTCTTTTACTGCTTCCAATAAGAAAGGAACCAGTTTTGTATAGTCTACCTTAAGATATCCGTCTTCGCCTTTTTTAACTGCGCTAGGAATAATCTTTTCAACCTCTTGAGCTATAAGGCCTTGGTCTTCGCCTGATTTGTTAGATTCTTCTTTCCATTCAAAGTTGACGCCTCTTATATTTTCAAGAGATTTTATTGGCGATTGAATAAGAGAAATATTTGTTTTTAAGTTAATATCAGAATCAACAAAAGTAGGCTCTGAATCAGTCGCAGGTTTATCGAGTTTATTCGCTAGTGCGGTTTCTAAGCCACTAATGTCTTGTATAGTAACGCCTCCTGAGCCTGTGCCGCTTCCAGAACCAGAGCTAGCAGCAGCCCCAGTAAGTATTTTATTACCGCCCCAATAAAGTACTGAAGAAACGGAGTAAAGTTTGTTTGTTGTGGTTGTTGGCGCAGAGGCAATATCGTTTAGCTTTATTGCGCCTGCGGATTCTATGTTGCCTAATCCATCTACCTTAAATTTGATATCTGCAGATCCCCCACCACCAATGTGAATTATTGCATTTGCTGAGTCATTATTTGTGTGAACTCGAATACCTTTTGCATCTGCTCCAGGAGCAGCAATATCAAGCAAATAGTTAGGGGTCGTATTGTTAATACCTACATTTCCGTTGGAATCGATGCGCATTTTTTCTGAGGTTAAACTATTATTCTCAGTAACAAACGCTAAAAATCCTTGGGTTGTTAAATCTTCATGACCACCTATAATACGATTTAGAACTCTATTATTATTGGTTGCAAAATCTAAAGAGGCAAATGTATTCGCAGCTGTATTTTTATTTTCTATAACCAAGTTGGAATTAGTTCTTTGACCTGCACTTGAAGTATCATCATATACCGTAGAGCTGTCTCCTTGTATATGCAGTTTATCCACAGGGTTCGTAGTGCCGATACCTACATTACCGTTGTTTTCTACACGCAACAACTGATTAGCAGAACTGTCACGAACAAGCAATGCGTGATTTGCATTGTCTGTGCCACCACTATCGAAAATAGGACCATCTAGCGATGATTTAACATGAAATATCGAAG